TGCAAGTGGGTGGTCGTTGACCATTTACATATGTTAGTCAGTGCTGTACATGAAGGAGATGAAAGACGTGCTATTGATTCTATTATGACTAGGCTTAGAAGTTTGGTAGAAGAGACAGGTGCAGGTATCATTTTAGTTTCACACTTACGTAGAGTTGATGGTAACAAAGGACATGAGAACGGAATAGAGGTTTCTCTATCTCATCTTAGAGGTTCTAACAGTATCGGACAACTTAGTGATTGTGTTATAGCATTAGAAAGAAATCAACAATCAGATGATTTTGAAGAGGCAAGGACAACTAAACTACGTGTCCTTAAATCAAGATATACAGGTGATGTTGGTATGGCATGTAGTGTTGTATATGATTCAGAAACAGGCAGACTATCTGAAGTATCTGATAAAGATATAGAATTTGATGAAACACTAGATGAATTATTTTAATGCAGTTAGTATTTGATATAGAAACAGATGACCTTAATGCAACTTTAATTCATTGTATTGTTGCTCAAGATTTAGACACAGAAGAGATTTATAAATTTCCACCTGATAAATTACAAGAAGGTTATAAGTTTTTATCAACAGCAGATACCTTGATAGGTCATAACATCATAGGCTTTGATATACCAATGGTACATAAGTTTAGTGATGTCGACCTGTCTTTTATTCCTGTCATAGATACTCTTGTACTATCCAGATTGTTTAATCCAGCTAGAGAAGGTGGACACAGTTTAGAAAAGTGGGGATATAAGTTAGGTTACCATAAGATAGACTTCTCTGATTATCTTAATTACTCTGAAGACATGATGAACTATTGTGTTCGTGATGTTGAACTTAATACAGCAGTACTAAAAGAACTTAGAAAAGAAAGCAAAGGTTTTGATAAACAATCTATAGAACTTGAGCAAAGAGTAAGTGAGATTATAAAACAACAAGAAGTAAACGGATTTAAATTTGATACTCAACATGCTTTACTTTTACTTGCTGAACTTAGAGAAAAGAAACAAGCAATAGAAGATGAAGTTCATAATACATTTAAACCTAAATGGGTAGACGATAAGTTAGTAACCCCTTACATAAAGAAAGACGGAGACTTATCTAAGCGTGGTCTTACTGATGATGAATATAATAGATGTATTACTACACAGGATATGAATCCTTTTATGAGACAACAGTTAGTTGATTTTAATTTAGGTAGTCGTAAACAGATTGGAGAATATCTTATTGACTTTGGTTGGAAGCCAGATAGGTTTACACCTACAGGTCAACCAATAGTAGATGAGAAAACTCTATCAGAAATAACACATATACATGAAGCTAATCTTATAGCACAGTTCTTATTACTTCAAAAGCGTATAGCACAGATTGATTCTTGGATAGAAGCTACTGAAGAAGATGAAAGAGTCCATGGATTTGTCATACCTAACGGTGCTATCACTGGACGTATGACACATAGAAACCCCAACATGGCACAGGTTCCTAGCTCTCATAGCCCTTACGGTAAAGAGTGTAGAGCTTGTTGGATTGTTGAAGATAACAATGTACTATTAGGTGTTGATGCTTCTGGTCTTGAGATTAGAATGTTAGCACACTATATGAATGACGAGGAATATACAAATGAAATACTCAACGGAGATGTCCACACAGCTAATCAAGAACTTGCAAAACTTGAATCAAGAGATAAGGCAAAGACATTCATCTATGCACTTATGTACGGAGCCGGAGATGAAAAACTTGGTAAAGTGGTTGGAGGAAGTACAGCAGATGGTAAAAGAGCTAGACAATATTTCTTTGATAATAAACCTACATTTAAATCTCTTAGAGACAGAGTACAAAGAGCTTCAACAAAAAAATATCTCAAAGGATTAGACGGTAGAAAGCTTTATGTTCGTAATCAACATTCAGCATTGAACACTTTACTACAAGGAGCAGGTGCTATTGTTATGAAGAAAGGTTTAGTATTGTTGGATGATATGTTAAAATTAAATGGTATAGATTATAAATTTGTTGCTAACATTCACGATGAGTGGCAGATAGAAGTAAAAGAAAGCCAAGCAGATTTTGCAGGAAGACTTGCTGTTGATAGTATTATTAAAGCAGGTGAACATTTTAAACTTCGTTGTCCTCTTGATGGCGAATACAAGACAGGAGTAAATTGGAGTGAAACCCACTAAAGCCTGTACTAAATGTGGTATAGAAAAAGAATACACTGAGGAATTTTTTCCTAAAAGAGAACACGGAAAACTTAGAGCTGATTGCAGAACATGTTATAATAAATATATAAAAGATAATAATTATAAATATGCTAAAACACATATGGTTTATGGTGCAAAAATAAGAGCAAAAGAAAAAGGAAGTGATTTTAATTTAACAAGAGAAGGAATACATTTTCCAGAAAGATGCCCAGCACTAGATATTAAATTAGAACACGGCACTGAGGTTTGGTATAACTCTCCTGCAATAGATAGAATAGATAATACTAAAGGATACTTAATAGATAATTGCATAGTTGTTTCATGTCTTGCAAACACTATAAAAAATTCAGCAACTCCTACACAGATATTAAAGGTTGGTAATTTTTATAAAAAACTATATAAAGAAAAAGGAATAAAAGATGAAACCGAATAAAGAAGATAGAAAGAAGTTTGACATTGACTTAGAGTACGGAGAGATAAGAGAAGATAAGATAAAGGATATGCTTACTGGTAAGAAGATAGAAGTTAAATCAGAGAAAGGTATGTGGATGAAGACAGGTAACATCTGTATAGAGTATGAGTGTTGGAACAAACCATCTGGTATCAGAGCAACTGAATCAGACTATTGGTTTCATAACTTATGCGTAGGAGATAATGAGTTTTGTACTCTTGTATTTAAAACAGATGTTCTTAGAACTATTGTTGATGAGCTTGATAGTTTTAAAACAGTATGTGGTGGAGACCACAACGCAAGTAAAATGTTCTTAGTTAATCTTCAAAAGTTATTCTCTTCAGATGTTATCAAAGCATTTAAGGAGACTGAAGATGAAAAAAAATAAAGAAACACTTGACACTTCCTCTCAAGAAGTATATAATAAACTGTCGGCTAAAAAAATAATAGCTGAATCTGGTCATTGGTATACTCAAAAAGGAGAGCCAATGTACACTATCATTGGTGCCAATGGTAAAGAAAGAAACACTACTTTAAGAGACGCTAAGAAAGAACACTTAGTACCCTCTGTAACTACTGTACTTGGTATGATAGCCAAACCTTCTTTAGAGAACTGGAAAATAAATCAAGCACTTAACTCTGCTTTAACTTTAGAGAAAGACCCTTTAGAATCTATAGAAGAATTTGCATACAGATGTAAGCAAGACTCTAAAAGAATAGGACAAGAAGCTGCAAAAAAAGGTACCAAGATTCACGCCATGATTGAACGTGGTTTCTTAGGAGAAGGCACTAGTAAAACTTATAAAATTATTCAAGCTTGGTTAGATGAAAATTTTCCTAATGAAGAATGGATAGCAGAGGACTCTTTCTGTGCTGATTTAGGTTACGGTGGTAAGATAGATTTATATTCTAAGTCCGGTATCTTTGTAGACTTTAAAACTAAAGACAACTTAGAAGGCAAAGACCCAGCTAAGTTAGTATATGATGAACACGGTATGCAGTTGTCTGCTTACGCACAGGGTTGTGGTTACGATGATGTCGAAAGAGTATCTATCTTTGTTGATAGAGAAGACACAGAATTAATAGCCTGTCATATATGGGATAAAGAATCTCAAGACAAACACAGAGAAATGTTTAACAGTATTTTAAATTATTGGAAACTTGTAAAGAATTATGAATCAAAAAAAGTCTAAACAAATAAGACGCAGAGCAGAAACTTTACTCATAGATTGGATTAGAACTATGGTTCCAGAAGGCGAAGACGCTACTAAAATTACTAAGAAAAACTTACATGAATTTTTACCAGAGCAAACACATATCTTTGCTAACAATAAATTTATGTTAAGTGCATACAGTCTAAGGTGGTTCATTAAAAAAGTTAAGAGAAATCCTAACGTAACCTTAGAAGAACTAAATGCCTAGAAGAGTACCTAGAAAACCCAGACCTAAAAAAGTTAATGTACCTAAAGGGTACGATAGCAAATGGGAATATGATATACATCAAACTATTCTTAAAGGATGGAAACATCATTGGGAAAATATAAACTATGTTGTTAAGCATAGGTATGAGCCAGACTTTGTAAAGATATTTGATGATAAGATTATATTGTTAGAGGCTAAAGGTAGGTTTTGGGATTATGCAGAGTATAGTAAGTATATACATATCAGAGAAGCACTTAATGAACATAGAGAGTTAGTCTTCTTGTTTCAGAAACCTTATGCTCCTATGCCACAGGCTAAGAAAAGAAAAGACGGAACTAAAAGAACTCATGCTGAATGGGCAGAGTCAAATAATTTTAGATGGTATAGTGAAGAAACATTACCGGAGGAATGGAAAGATGGCTTATAAGTTTAGTGAAGATAAAAGTTTAATAGAGATAAGAACTTATATAGATAGAACTTACGATGCTCATTACGGTAATGGCAAGTACCAAGCAACTGATATGATTATAGATGCCGGACACGGAGAAAGTTTTTGTGTTGGAAACATAATGAAGTATGCCATGAGATATGGTAAGAAAGATAACAAGAAAGCAGAGCTGTTAAAGATAATACACTATGCTATAATAACATTACATTTACAGGAAGAAGAATGATTGAAGATAAAGTAGGGAAGAAACCTTATTTAGGTATTGATATAGATTATGATAGAGAAAAAACATTTGATAAATTTAGTATAGACACATTAAAAGATAGATACTTTTGGGAGAATGAAACACATGCACAAGAAGCATTCGCAAGAGCCTCCGTATTCGGAGCCACCTTCAAAGGTGAAACTGATTTTGAACTTGCTCAAAGACTTTATGACTACTGTTCCCACCGTTGGTTCATGTTCAGCACTCCTATACTTAGTAATGGGGGTACAACAAGGGGTCTTCCTATCAGCTGTTTTCTCAATTATGTACCTGATAGTAGGACTGGGTTATCTTCTCATTATGACGAGAACATATGGTTGGCGAGTTCAGGCGGAGGTATCGGTGGATATTGGGGCGACATTAGAAGCAACGGTATTTCTACTGCTCACGGTAGTAAGTCTACTGGTTCAATACCTTTCATGCATGTAGTTGATTCTCAGATGTTAGCCTTTAATCAAGGCACTACAAGACGAGGAAGTTATGCTGCTTATATGGACATAAGCCACCCAGAGATTGAAGAGTTTATAAACATGCGTAAAGAATCTGGTGGAGATATAAACAGAAAGAATCTTAATCTACATAACGGTATTAATATAACTAATGCATTCTTAAATGCTGTTGAGCAAGATGAAGACTGGAGATTGATTGACCCTAAAAGTAATGAAGCTGTTAAGATAGTAAACGCTAGAGATTTATGGTGGCAGATTATACATGCCAGAGCAGAAACAGGTGAACCTTATATGGTAAACATAGATACCTGTAACAAAGCATTACCGAAAGGACAAAAAGATTTAGGACTAAGTATAAAACAAAGTAACTTATGTTCAGAGATTACATTACCAACTGACAACGAAAGAACAGCAGTATGTTGTTTATCTTCAGTAAACTTAGAACACTTTGATAGTTGGTCAAAGGAAGATAACTTTATACAAGACTTAATAACTATGCTTGACAATGTATTACAACATTACATTGACAATGCAATAGATACAACACAGTTAGGAGAGTATAGTGCAAACTTTAAAAGATTTCAAAAATATGTTAGAAAAGGTAAAGAAGGATATACTAAATCTGCGTATTCGGCATATAGAGAAAGAAGTCTCGGCTTGGGTGCGATGGGGTTTCATGCGTATCTCCAATCTAGGAACATACCTTTCGAGGGAATATACGCAACTGGTTTTAATCATAAGGCATTCACCTTTATCAAATCTAGAGCCACTCAAGCTACTAAAGAGTTGGCTAGTGAAAGGGGCGAAGCTCCTGACATACATGGTTCAGGTAAGCGAAATGCTAATCTCATGGCTATTGCTCCTAATGCTAGTAGTGGGATTATATGTAGTGGCACTTCCCCTTCTATTGAGCCTTATAGGGCTAACTGCTATACTCATAAGACTTTGTCAGGAAGTTATCAAGTTAAGAATAAATATTTAGAAAGAGTTTTAAAATCAAAAGGATTAAAAGTAAAAGAGCTTGAAGATGTTTGGAAAGATATATCTGGTAGTGAAGGTTCAGTACAACATCTAGATATTCTTGATGATAAAGAAAAAGAAATATTTAAAACAGCTAATGAACTAAATCAAATATGGATTGTAGAACATGCTCATCAAAGACAACAGTTTGTTTGTCAAGCACAGTCAGTTAATCTTTTCTTTACTTTACCTAAAGCAACAGAGCCTCAAGAAACACACGATGAATATATGCAGTATGTAAATGATGTTCATTGGTATGGTATGAAAAAACTTAAATCACTTTATTACTTCAGGTCTAACGCAGCTAGAAGTGTAGAGAATGTAAACGTAAAAGTTCCAAGAATCAAGTTAGATGATGTGGAATGTATAGCCTGTGAGGGATAATATGATAAAAGAAAAATTATATGATGCTTTGTATGACAAATATAAAGCAAGACAATCAGAAGCTTTGTGCAACATTCAATTATATTTTAGAGAAGGTGTCGGTGTAGCTGACCATCCTAATACAGTAGAGACTGTAGATAAATTATTTTGTGAGTATGCAGAAGCAACAGAACACTTAAAATTATTAAAGGAGAATAAGTATGAGCTTGTTGGGCAATAGAGATTATTATAAACCGTTTGAATATCCATGGATGTTTGATTATTATGTATTACAAAATCAAATGCATTGGATGCCTGAATCTGTACCTATGCATACAGACGTTAAAGATTGGCAAGAACTAACACCAGTAGAAAAGAATTTACTGACACAAATATTTAGATTGTTTACTCAATCAGATGTAGATGTAGCATCAGGTTATATAGATAAGTATATGCCTATATTTAAAAAGCCAGAAGCTAGAATGATGATGAGTTCTTTTGCTAACATGGAATCAATACATCAACATGCTTATAGCTTGTTACTTGATACAGTTGGTATGCCGGATATAGAGTACAAAGCTTTTGCAGAGTATGAAGAGATGGCAGACAAACATGATTACGTTGGAAACTTTAAACCTTCTAAAGCTAAGAAAGAAACTATAGCTAAAACCCTAGCAGTTTACTCGGCTTTTACAGAAGGACTACAACTCTTTAGTAGCTTTGCAATCTTATTAAACTTCCCTAGGTTTGGTAGAATGAAAGGCATGGGTCAGATAGTTACTTATTCTATTCGTGATGAGTCTATGCATGTTGAAGCTATGACTAAATTATTTAGAGAGTTTATAAAAGAAAACATAGAGATATGGACAGATGATTTTAAAGCAGAGTTATATCAAATATGTAGACACATGGTAGAACTTGAAG